ATGAATCCGTTTAACGCCATTACTTTTGCTGCATTGTGCGGGCCTCTGGCTTGTCCTGCTGCTATGGCGCAGGAGTTCATCATCCAGCCAGCCCCTGTGATTGCTAAACCTTTTGAGTACTCTCCCTCTGTTGAGGAATTCTCACGCAAAATGGAAGAGGGTAAGGAGATCTTGCAAAAGTTAACAATTGCAGCAGATGACTACTATATCTGTTTGATTGATCTTAATAGCCAAGATGCTCGCGAGTTTGTTTCCAAAAACGGGACAGATACGACAGAGGCATGCGAAATGTTCCTGCGTGCTTTTGAAGAAGAAGTGAAGCGTACAATTGAATCGCCTCTGCCTGAATTTATCAGGTCAGAACTGAAGGTTTACTGGCGTCATATTGCTAAAGCTCGCTCATCTGTCACTCGCCTTAACAATTACATAAAGAGCATATTTAAAGAAACTGTTACTTTTAGCGGGCGCGCGGATCTTGCTGGAATTGCAGCACTAGCTAGTCACACATCAAATAAGCTAAAATCGATGCAATTTCACTAACCGATAGCGGACGACCATGCATCTAGAAGTCTCTATTAATCCAGAAACTAGAGCTGAATTTTTTGATGAAGTTTTTCTCAAATTCCCAGAGCTAGAGTCTTCTATCATTGATGATTTCAAGAGATACAAAGCAACCGGTGAGCTTCCGCATTATTTCGGTAGGGACGTTGCGTATACTCAGCCTTATGGTGCTTTTCGGGCTGGGTTGATGCATATCCATCTTTGTCTACCGCCAAACAAGTTTCCCGAGAAACTTCCACAACCGGATAGGGTCTGCAAGAAAGGTGATCCTGATAATGATGCTTGTCTTGTGTATGTCCAAGGTGAGCTTTATGAGAATAAATATTCACTCATTGCTATTATGTATCCCGATGCACATGAAAAAGCAAGAAAACATGATGTGATGAGCTATCTGGCGCGAATTGCCCAGAATTATAAAGATGAAAACTAACCCGCCGAAGCGGGTTTTTTGTGAGATTAGTTATTTATTTTCCTATTTGTTCTTACCCTCTCCCATTCAATTCTGCCTTCTTCACGCCGTTTATCTATATATTCAGCAAGATCCTGAATGTTGATGCAGCGCTTTGCTTTCTGTGATGTACCAACACGATAAGTCGGGATCGGCAACTGGCATGCATTTGCTTTCGCTTCTGCTGTGTTAGGGCTCATACCGAAATACTTTTGGCATACAGCTGACAGCTCAATGTTTGGGGTATTGAATTCAGCCATCAGTAAAAACAAGGTGTTCATAATTTTCTCCATCAAAACCGGCTGCACCCGGGAAAATCATAATTCTGTGCTGGTGGCAGGAATTAATTTCTGCCAGATAGCGGAAACATATTTTGCCTGATGACGGGCATCAGCCAGGGCGTTGTGCCGGTCGCCATCGAAAGGCATGTCCATTTTGGGGTCGAATCCGATGGAACGCCCAAGCGTAACGATCGTGCGTACATCGTGGTCATTCCAGTACGCCCACGGGCAGATTTGTCCTGCTCGCTCGTAAGCTCCACGTAAAATTACGTTGTCGAAGGTGGCCCCGTTACCCCAGACTTTTAAATATTTCGTATTGTCTGCGTGCCGGTTAATGAAATGATTTAGTTCTGAGAGAGCATCGCTGATCGACAAAGTATCATCAATACAGATTGCAGCTCGTGCTTCAGGGCTTTGTTTCAACCACCACAGGATGGTATCGCCGTCAGGTGTAGCTCCTTGCCCCATAGCACTTTCCAGGCTAACAACCGTATAGAATTCTTGTCCGATGTCTCCGGTTTCTGGAGTGAAGAACACCGCGCCAATGGAAACGATCGGTGCATCCTTATTTTTCCCCATCGTCTCAAGGTCGATCATTAAGTTGTTCATCACTTCACCTCCTGCGGCGGTTCCGGTAGCGGCATCCAGTGAGTTGCTTGCTCAATACCATTACCCGGCTTAATCGTTGCATCTCCGCGCCGAAAGGTGCTTCCGGTATAGCGTGCGGAGCATATTAGCGGTTCAACCAGAGAGCTATCGAAATTCACCGAAATAAGCACGTTCTGGCCCTTTTCAGGCATTCGATCACTACAGATTATCCAACTATCCGGAGTTCCCGGAGAGTTGCCATTTACATCGAAGTTTGGCTCTGCGTCCTGAACCAGGAGGATGTAACCATTCTTGGCTGTATCAAGTTCTAACGCCTCGGTGACGGTGCCGAAATAGCGATTACCTAAATCAGCATCACAAGTGCTTACATCAATGGAAACTTCCATGCCTTCGATTAATTCTGGCAAGTTGTAAGTTTGGCTTATAGGCTCTGCTTCCAGCGATGCCAGTGCAATTTCATAAGCACGGCGCTCAATATTGTCTCGAACGTCCAGGCCGCCTATGCGCTCTTTGATTTCTTTAATCAGTTCTTTGTCGGTAAAAGTGGTCATGCTGTAGCCCCTTCTTGATATTTTTCAAACCAGAACACAACCGGGTCAGATTTCATTTCAACCAATCCCATACGAACCAGCGCCTTGCCTTTCCCGGACGCAAGGAATTCACGACGACCATCACTGATAATTCGCCGATAATCTTCCAGGCTACTGCAATGCTTGTGCAGATTGCATGGGTGGCATGCCGGAACCATGTTGGATATATCGTCACGTTCCTGGTGAAGCATATTTCCAGCAAAACGAATGACCGGTTTTACATGGTCTGCATGCCACTTTTCGCCAAGTTCGCAGCCGCAATAAGCGCAGCGACCACCGAACTTCATGCGCAGTTCTGCACGTTGTTTTTTCGTCAGTGCCATATCAGCTTTCCTTATATGGATTAATTTTATTGTGCAGTGTGTTGAACGACGCCCATACCACGTCGTTATACAATTCAATAACTGGCTCAATTATTTTCCCGATTGCCCATACCAGAATTAACGGGGATATCGGTATCATCAACACGATAAACAGAATGAGAAACAAAAATTCTGTCGCTCTACTTCTTCGCGGATATTCTTTTCTGAATAATGTCGGCATATCACTCTCCTTTAGTGCGCAAGTGGTTTTCCCAGCGGTTTTGCGCCGCGCTGGGCTTATCTTTGACTCCCTCTCTGGCAATTCCAGAATATAAGTACAACACCACACGGCGATTGCTAACTCTCAACCACTGGCAGGGATAGCAACGTCTGTATACACGGGAAATAAGCATCTTTGCTTTACGGTTTTTCATCTTACTGCGTACCCTTTCTTTCGCCTGTTCTGTGACGCTGTAGGCTTACGCTTTGCGGCAAAAGCCACCTGACCAAATGGATGGAGTACTGCTATCTTATGGTTGCTGATAACCAGCTCCACCACACGCACAGGTCGCTGTAAAAAAAGTCGTTTTGCTTTACGGTTTTTCATCGTTTTGCTCTCCTGCGTTTCTTTGCTGCACGTCGTGCAGCTGCAATACCGGTATGGCGGTGCTTTGGTGCCGGGATGATGTTGTCAGCCATCAGGACATGTGGCTTTGCAATTAGCGCAGAAGCCCAAAAACGAGTCGGGTACGGTAACAAGTCGATACATGCCACACGCATTACTCACCTTCTTTGATGCGAATGCCAGCGGCGCGTGGCACATTAACTTCCACGATGCGCACAGTTGGTTTGTACATCTCAATCGCTGTCAGCCAGTCAGCGCCGGTCATATGCTTTTCTGCATCGCCATTAGTCCATTGAACCGGCACACCAATAGCTTTCATCGCAATTTCTATTTCCCCGGCAATGGCGCTTTTCCCGCAACCAGTAAAACCAGAGACAACGACAAGAACTTCGCCTTTGGCTGGTTTTATTTCCCGTGCTTCCAGTTCTGCTATGCGCTTCTCTGCGGCTTCCAGCTTGGCTTCTGCATCTTTGGCTCGCATCTGCCAGTTGATAGCGATGTCGATAACGCTGTTAGCACAACTGGACTCGTTCTCTTCGGCAGCTTTAGCTTCAGAAAGCTCATCAAGCAATCCAAGAACAACAGTTGGCGTGGCGAGCGTGATAAAACGCATATTGCTCATATGCTCTTCATCGCTGACCTCATCTCCAGCCTCGACCGCTGCCATGTGCTGAACATAGCCGCTATCACAGGTATTCCAGATTGCCCCTGCCTCGTAACCCCATTCACCATGTAGTGCTTTTTCTGCCGCCTCACGCAGTGCCTGGTAATTAATTTCGCTCACTGACAGCCTCCTTTGCGAAGCTCTGCAGCGAAATATACAGCTGCGGAAACAATAGCTGCATGTCGGTATTCACCATCAGAAAAGAGAGAATCTCCCTTAAGTGCATTGACGATACTCTGATGATTTTTTGCCAGCATCTCCACACCCTGCGCCCGTACTTCAGCCAGGAAAGCATCTGTAGCCGGGGTTTGCGGCATACCTCCGTCTGTTGCGCAGATATACGCATCAGATAGTTCATCCTGCTCGCCATCAAACACGTAGCAACTCTGTGCGATAAATTTATTTAGCCCCGCATTCTCCGCCGCCAGCGCCGCGCAATTACCCTCCAGCTCTGCAATGCGCTGTTTTGCAGCATCAAGTTCAATCGATAATTTTTCCAACTGCTCTTTATGCTTCTTGTATTCCTGATATGCGTGCCAGGACTGACCTTTGCGCACACTATCAGTAATATCAGTAATCTGTTCTGGTGTTAGCGTGGTCAGTGGCTGTGCTGGGAAAATCAGCACTTTCCCGGAATCCCAATCAAAACCAGCGTGAATTGACTGAACCTCAACTGAGGGTGTTGAACCAATGCTGCCAGGCGAATGAACAACGATCGTTACATCCATATCGCGACGATGGCTGTGGTTGTTGGACAAAATACGATTCACCAACTCAGAAAATTTGGAGAATTTCATGCGGAGCCTCAATATGCAAAATAGACCGTTGCCACGCCGTTATAGTGATCAAACGATACGGCGTTTACTTCATAGCTGGCAGGGAGCTTCGAGCCGAGAACATATCCGGGCCACGTTTTCCATGGAATTTCTCTACTCTCACTACCCCCATATACCGTACATCCAAGTGAACCTACAGCCTCGTCAGAACGTTTGCCGCATGTTATGAAACCTATATTTTTCTTGCTGGTCTTAATGGCGATTGGGTGAACACTGGCTGATGCATTGGCAGCACGCTGTGACTGTTGGTTTGCGATATTCGCAGAGTTCGCAGCAGCTACAGCAGCCATGGTCGCGGCGGTAGATGCCACAATAACTGCTGAAGCCTGCGCCTGTTGGGTAATGGTCAGCAATGCCGCCACAAAAATCATCTTCTTCACTTGTCAGCTCCTTTGCGAATCTGTTCCGCCCATTCTTCAAGGGATTTCTCCGCATATTCACCGGACAGGCCATCAATCGGGTGCGGTTCATTAGCCAACTCTTCTTTCGCTGACAGAATCATGCGCGTAACGTCGAAAACTTCACGTAAAGACTTATTGATAAATCCGTGGTTGAAAGCAGCAGCAAGACGGCTTGCGGTATAGTTAATCCCCTCGTTGCGAGCCGCCGCACGAATTTCAGCCAAAAAAGCATCGGTGGCTGGGGTTTGCGGCATCTTTCCGTCTATTGCGCAGATATACGCATCAGATAGCTCATCCTGCTCGCCATCAAACACGTAGCAACTCTGTGCGATAAATTTATTTAGCCCCGCATTCTCCGCCGCCAGCGCCGCGCACTTGGCCTCAAGGTTATCAATCGTGATTCCAGCAGAACGGCACTCCCGCAACGCCGTTTCTAGTTTTGATTCAAGTTCACCGAACTTACGCACCAGGTATTCAGCATCCGTTTCATTCACTTTCAGATCTCGCGGTACACATTTCCCGAGAAGAAACCATTCCATTTCGAAAACATTCATGCGCATTTGCGTAACTCCGATAACTCGTTAAAACGTTCCATAAACATCCCGTAGGCATGGCCTGGTGACAGTGGAATAACTTTGAACATCTCTGTTGCCGGGATGCCTTCCAGTACAGGCCAGAAAGAGCCATCATCAAGCCCGAGATCGCGGCGTTCGGTTGCCAGCATAATGAGATCGGCATATTTCACTGGCGTGCTCATAACAGGAGGTAACCCGTATTTCTCACGGATTACGGCGTCTATTTTTTCTTCCATCCGTTTATAGTCAGGAAGAAGGCGTTTCAGTGGCGCGGGAATGTCCTGGCAATACGCTTCTGTTGCATCATGCATTAACGCTTCAAAAGCAAATTCCTGCGGTACCAGCTGGCTGCAAAGCACCGCATGTTGGGCGACGCTGTAGAAGTGTGAAAGATGTCCTGCAAAGCGACAGATATTTGAAAGGGAAACCGCGATATCGTTAATAACGATGTCATCTTTATTTATCTTGTCATAATAAAAATGTTTCCCGGAAAAAGTTTTAATAAATGACATTTCGTTCTCCACTTTATATGCGCTGCACCGCGTTGAATTCTGCTAAAAGGAAGCTCTCACCATCCGGTGATTATTGAGTTAATTACGTTTCCATAAATGCCCCCGCAGGGGCATTAGCAGTAATGAAATCAGGCGGTGAAAGTACCAATAAAGGTTTCTACTTTGCTGTCTTTGAATTTCTCAACAAGCAGATCACGAAATTCGTTAGCCATTTCTTCCTGCACTGCTTCCAGCTGAATAATGCGCAGAACCAGTACAGGACGATCGCCAGTGATAATGCTGAGGCGTAATTTAAACGGACGTTCTTTCAGACCTTCAAACGGAACGCATTTAAATTCAAATGCCACTGGCATAATATCTTTGGTCTTCGCTTCGACAGACTCCATCAGGGAGCGTTTTCCGCTGAAGTCATTATCTTCAAAATCAGCGGTCTGGTTTGCTTCAATCGTGATTTTACGGACAGCCGCAGCCGCTTTTGTTGCCTGAATAGCGTCACCATTAGCATCAAAGCCCACAAGGTAGTCGGCCCAGTCTTCAATCCATTCTGCCAGTGACTTCTGGGAGTTACGCTCGCCATTAACAGACAACAGAGCAGAAAACGGTGCTGTCTTTTTTAGTTTGAGAGTGGCGGTGTTATCTGCGTGACCTGGTTCATCAATAGTACCCAGGTTAAGCACACTGACGGCGCGCATATTATCGGCATCGATAAAGCAGCGGGTGCCTTCATCTGCAAGATCTTTAGAATAACGGGTAAAGTCATCGATGCTGGCAGTGGAAAGCGCACCACGGAAACGGAAGCGATTTAAATTAAATTTTTCCAGATCATGAATGCGGAAATTCTCAGGCAATGCCACAGCATCGGCACCAATCTTACTGATAATTTCATTAACACCCTGAGCAGAAATAAGGGCATGGATTTGATTAATTGCGGTTGCGTCTAAGTTCTGAGACATAATAAGTCCTCACTATATAAAGATATTCAGTGATGAGATAAATAATCAGTTAATTAAGAACGATATTAATGACCTGCTGCGCGGAGTTTTCCGTCAGGTTCACCGGCAAGAGTCAGTAATTGTCCCTGGTCTTCCTGCAGAATAGTCAGGCGACCACCGCGATTGACATACATCGGCGTTTCGGTGGTGTCTTCTTCGGAAATTTTCCCGCGGTTAGTTGGGCGAACATATGAGAGTTTGTGTTTGATTTTCACACGGTTCTCATCAAACGGTTCGATTTCCAGATTGAGTGAGACCTTCCCTTTGGTTTTCGTGTTCATCACACCGGAAGCGACTTCACTGAGAACTGCGCCGATTTTGGTTTCAAATACGCCGCCGTCCAGCTCCCCGATAAATGCCTGCACATCAGTACTGCGTTCGCTAGCCATTTTGCTGCTCCTCATCATATCGACCCTGCAAGGTCGGTTGGTTTCTCCACAAAACAGAGAAGAACACCTGCGGTGGCAGCCGCCCGGATGGATTGGGTTATGAGCCCGTCGTCCGGTGATGCTCTTCTCTGTTTTGTAAAAAGAGCGGTACCAGCCGGAAGCAAGTGTACAAACTGGTACCGCCAAAGCAGTGGCTGTTGTGGTGACCGGTGCTGATCTCCGGCTTGCGGTTATTTCAGACTCTCACGGGCGTTTAATTGCCCCGCCGAACAGCTCTTTTCCGCATTAGCTGCAATGTCTTTCGCGCATCAGCCTGCGCATTCACCACAACGCTGAGAGCACTTAGCCAGTTACGGCACCACACTTTGTCGCGGTTCCATAAATGCCCTCATCGTTGCACCCTGGTCTCTTCCCAGGTGTCAAACCGAACCGCCACGCTGGTTAGGCGTCTTATCAGCATCATCATTGACTTGCACATTCCGGCTACCTGGTTTGTTTGCCCGAGCAAGGAGTGGATTGTCCCCTTTAACGTCCCCAGACCGCTAACGACGCATGTGCCATACGCCGTGTTACAACCAAATTTTGTTTAATCTTGCCTGTGACATGTTTCTTTTAGATACATTATGTATCTCAAGGGTACATTGTCAAGTATAAAAAAACCTGCCGAAGCAGGTTATAAATATTGATTAGGCCTTTATTTTGTATCTTCTTGGTTTTCCTGAGAAAATTACTGTACCAATTATAGAGCAATTACCGTTGATCTTAATGTAAGGTTCAGGCCAGTTTGGGTTTAATGCTTTGAGGTAACGCTGTGTTCCATCTTCTATCAACCGCTTAAAGGTGGTTTCGCCTGTATCGTGCATCAATGCAATAACGTCGTCACCGTGGCAGGCAGGGACTTCAGGATCTACAAAAATCATGTCTCCCGGGCGGTACTCATCAATCATTGAATCACCAATCACCCGCAAGATATAAGTCATTTCGCCACAGGGTACAGGGCAGGGATAAGTTTCTGCTGTGCTCAAATCAACCTCAGAATAGCCAACTTCTTTCCATGCTCCGGCCTGTACCCATGATATGACAGGGACTAACGTTATTTGTTTGTTAGTAATTGAAACATCAGGTTTTTTTGTGATGTTTGTTGTCTGGTGTTCTTGATCAAGCCATCCGACAGGCAGGTCGAAACATTTTTCGATGTGCCGTGCCATGCTGTCACCGATATTTTTAGTAGCACCATCTCCCATAAACCTGCTGGTCTGGGTTGGCTCGCGATCAATCATGGTGGCAAAGGAAGAATTCCCGCCAACACCATCTCTCAGTTTTCTGGCGTTAGACCGCCGGATGTCATGGACTGTTTTCATAACGAAATTAAAACCTTTGTACCGATAGGGTACAAGTATCTTGAAGGTTCATCTCAATCATGTAATATGTATATCGGAGGTACATATTGTATGAAAGCGTATTGGGACTCTTTAACCAAAGAACAGCAGGGCGAGTTGGCCGGAAAAGTTGGCTCAACACCAGGCTACTTACGGCTGGTTTTCAATGGTTATAAAAAAGCCAGTTTTGTGCTGGCTAAAAAACTTGAGCAATGCACGTCAGGTGCAATTACGAAATATGACTTAAGACCGGATATCTATCCGAAAGATTAACAGAACACCTTCAATTTTTAACCACAGAACGATGAGGCTAACCGTGGGTAAGCATCACTGGAAAGTAGAAAAACAGCCTGAGTGGTACGTGAAAGCTGTCAGAAAAACTATCGCGGCGTTGCCGGGGGGTTACGCTGAAGCTGCTGAGTGGCTGGATGTAACAGAGAACGCTTTATTCAACCGCCTTCGTGCAGATGGCGATCAGATTTTCCCGCTGGGATGGGCAATGATTTTACAGCGCGCGGCTGGCACTCACTACATTGCGGATGCTGTCGCACAGTCTGCTGGTGGGGTGTTTGTATCGCTTCCTGAAATTGAGGAAGTAGAGAACGCCGATATAAACCAGCGCCTGCTGGAAGTCATCGAACAGATCGGGAGTTACTCAAAGCAGATTCGTTCGGCAATCGAAGATGGGGTAGCGGAGCCACACGAGCAGACAGCAATTAATGATGAGTTGTATCTGTCAATTTCGAAGCTCCAGGAGCATGCAGCACTGGTCTACAAAATCTTTTGCGCTCCAGAAAAGAGTGACGCCCGCGAGTGTGCAGCTCCGGGCGTCGTGGCGTTTTGTGTCTGTGGAGAAACTAACGCATGAACAGTTTAACGGCAAATAACCGTTTGTCGCAACAGCTGGTGGTCAGCGTCGCTGAACACCTGTTGTTACGGCATGAATGCAGATTACCAAATCACCTGGCTGTAAGTAACCACAGAGAACTTTACCTGACTGTGGGGGGCGAGTTGTGCAGGAACTTAACCGCTGGTTTCGTGACGGAAGAGGACTTTATGTTCATGTTATTCGTTGGGAGCCAGAAACACAGCGCGTTATCTATCTTCGCAAAGACTACCCGCATGAGTGCTTTAGTCCTTTGTGGAAATTCAGGCGTGATTTTGTTGAGTGTGAAGGACCACCAGCACATTGATTCTGCCATTCCGGGACGTTACACTGTTCAGGCACCTTATAAAGCGGGTGCCGGGATTGGCGTCCTGGAATTGATCAAGGCGATATATGACGCGCCAGCGTCTTTTTTATCGTCCGCATTTGCTCACATCAAAGTTATGGTGGGCTGGGCGGGGGCATCGAAAGATGCGCCGGTTTCCTTGATCACCGGTTACGCCAACCCCGTTCAGTTCACCACCAGCGAAATTGGCGTTTCCGGTGGTGGAAGTATTTCACCGATCAAGGAGGCTGCCATCATGGCTACTGTCCCAGCCCTCACTCGTCTGAATGATGAAGACTTACATAAACTCAGTTATGTAACAACTGCACTACGTGCTCTGCGCAAGGTAACTCTTTCGGATCCCCAGGCGCATCAGGTTTTGGTAGAAACCCTTCTTAACTTGCAGGCTGAACGTATTCGTCTGGCGGATAAGGCTAATTTTCATATTCACCGTCTCCTGAATATCAGCGGAGGGCATCGTCATGCTTAATCCGTTGAGCCTCAATATTCGCCGTTTACTTCAGCGTAAAAAAACATCAATTCCTACAGTTGGGCAGTGGTACACCACGCCTGCAGGGCATGTTCTACGTGTTAGCCTGGTTGACCGTGAATGCCAGAAGGTGATTTGTGAACCGCTGGGCCGTAATTACCGCGTCAGTATGCCGCTTATAGCCTTTCGCTCCGGAAAAAACATGAAGCATCTCGGAGGTGCAGCATGAGTATGGAGCTGATGGTTAAAGCGATGAAAATTCGAGTGGGTAATCCATTGCGAAAACTGGTTCTGATCAAGCTGGCTGATAATGCCAGCGATCAGGGTGAGTGCTGGCCCAGCTATCAGCATATCGCTGATCAGTGCGAGATTAGCAAACGTTCTGTGATGAATCATATTGCGGCCCTCTGTGAGTCCGGGCTGGTAAAAAAAGTCACCCGGAAAGGTGAAAAAGGTAACTCAAGTAATATCTATCTCCTTCATCTGGATGGTGCAGGAGATTCACTAGGGGGTAGTGCAAATAATTCACTATCTGGTGCAGCAAATTCACCAGGTAGTGCAGGAGTTGCACCAGGGGGTAGTGCAGGAGATTCACCCAGAACCAGTCACTCTTTTGAACCAGTCAAAGAACCAGTCAATGAACCAATAGCTGTTGGTGCATCAGTTGATGAGTCCGTGCGAGTTCGTTCAAACCGACCGGAATACTCTCCGGAGTTTGAGCAGGCATGGCTGGCATATCCCAAACGTGCTGGTGGCAATTCAAAATCTGCAGCCTTCAAAGCCTGGAAAGCCCGTTTGAACGAGGGGGTAAACCCCGAAACCATGCTGGAAGGTGTGAAACGCTACGCGGGCTGGGTATCTGCGATGGGTAACAGCGGCACACAATTTGTGAAACAGGCTGTCACGTTCTTTGGTCCGGATCGTCATTTCGAAGAATCCTGGGAAGTTCCTGCGATATCTGCAGCCAGACGCGAGGACCCGTACTTCAAAGCCAGTTACGACAACGTGGACTACAGCCAGATCCCGGCAGGATTCAGGGGGTGATCATGAGTCTTTTGAATGAAGTTCAGAAATTCATTGAAGCCCATCCGGGGTGTACTTCCGGAGACATTGCGGATGCTTTTGCAGGTTACTCACGGCAGCGCGTTCTGCAGTCAGCAAGCAAGTTACGTCAGAGTGGGCGTGTGGCTCACCGTTGTGAAGGAGATACACGCAGACATTTCCCACGCCTGACTGAGAGAGCGCAGGAGCCGGAACTACAACCAGTTCGTGAAACCAGACCTGTGCGCAATTTCTATGTCGGCACTAACGATCCCCGGGTGATTTTGTGCCTGACCCGCCAGGCGGAAGAACTGGAGTCCAGGGGCCTATACCGTCGTGCTGCAACGGTGTGGATGGCGGCATTCCGTGAAAGCCACTCCCAGCCAGAACGAAACAATTTTCTGGCGCGTCGTGAGCAGTGTTTACGGAAAAGCAGCAAGCGCGCTGTATCGGGTGATGAGTGGTATCTGTCAGGGAATTACGTGGGGGCTTAATGAGTAATAAATATTGCCAGGAGCTGGTGGAACTGCGGAACAAACCAGCCCATGAACTGAAGGAAGTGGGTGATCAGTGGCGCACGCCGGACAACATTTTCTGGGGAATTAACACCCTGTTTGGCCCGTTTGTTCTGGATCTGTTCACTGACGGTGATAACGCCAAATGTGCCGCGTATTACACGGCGGAAGACAACGCGCTGGCGCATGACTGGTCAGAACGCCTTGTGGAGCTTAAAGGTGCTGCCTTTGGTAATCCTCCATACAGCCGCGCCAGTCAGCATGAGGGGCAATACATCACCGGCATGCGTTACATCATGAAACATGCCAGTGCCATGCGTGATAAGGGCGGGCGCTATGTTTTCCTGATCAAAGCTGCCACCAGCGAAGTGTGGTGGCCGGAAGATGCGGACCATATTGCTTTTATTCGCGGGCGTATTGGTTTTGAACTGCCTGCCTGGTTTATCCCGAAGGATGAGAAGCAGGTGCCGACAGGCGCTTTCTTCGCTGGTGCTATTGCTGTTTTTGACAAGACCTGGAAGGGACCGGCAATCAGCTACATCGGGCGCGATGAACTTGAGGCATGTGGTGAGGCCTTTCTGGCGCAGGTTCGCCAGCAGGCAGAAAAACTGGTCAGGGAGATGGTGGCATGAAGCTGATCCTGCCTTTCCCGCCCAGCGTGAACACGTACTGGCGACACCCCAACAAAGGGGCATTTGCTGGTAAGAGCCTGATAAGCGCGGCGGGGCGCAAATTCCAGAGCGCGGCGTGTGCAGCAATAGTTGAGCAGTTACGTCGTCTGCCAAAACCAACGTCGGCACCTGCTTCAGTGGAGATCGTGTTGTTTCCTCCGGATAACCGGATCCGCGATCTGGACAACTATAACAAGGCGCTGTTTGACGCCCTGACCCACGCGGGTGTGTGGGAAGACGACAGTCAGGTGAAAAGAATGCTGGTTGAGTGGGGACCGGTTATCCCGGGAGGGAAGGTCGAGATCACTATCAGTAAGTACGAGAAAACGGCGGGTGCAGCCGCCTGA